AGAGTATATGAAGCTGGTCGTTCGTATCCAGTCAATGCTAACAAAATGGTCATGAACCTTTTGCATCAGGAACCTAGAAACCCTCTTGAGTTCCGGATGACCATGATAGGATTCGAAGACGAGCTCAGTACCCACCCCGAGTATCGTAGGCTGTTAGAGCTAATCGAAGCAGCGGGCTACTATGAGGTGGAGGGGCCTCATTATTCAACTGAAAGTAGCCTGTCCCAAGATGGATTCTAAACGATCACCCCCCGCTGTTAAGCCAAGACAGCTCAAACAAAACATGGCCATGAGTAAAAGCGCCAAGCGACGGAACCGTCGTGGAGGAGCTAATATTCCCTACAAAAGTGAAGGAGTCTATCCTTCCATCCAAGCACCTGGTGTGTCTTCAGGAGCAGTCCAGAAGGCACGCCTTCGAAATGCAACCAGAACTCTAACTTCTGCTCGTGTGTCGAGTGATGGTTTGGCGTTCCTCAAGTGTGCGTTTGCCCCTCCAGACTTTGACCAGACCAGAGTTCAGGGAGTTCCTGATAAGTTCGAAGGAAAGAGCTTGGTTAAGAAGCATAGACTGGTCAATCCGGCTACCTACGCTGCCAATACAGATGTGTACTACATCCTTGCCCCCAGTCCGGGCATCGCGTACTACACTGCAACTGTGGCAGCTGGCACTCCGATCTTAGCTACTACGGTCTTTACAGCCACCCCATATTCGGACTTCGCCACTCTCTTCGGAGCAGCTGGTGGAGCCGCGGCGGCTGAGATCGCTACTAAGTTCAGGTTTGTATCAAATCATTTTGAGTTGGTTCCTACAACCAACCAGATGACTTGGTCCGGAAATGTCCAGGCCTGGAAGATTCCTCTCGCTATAGAAGTACGAAACACCACGAATGCTGCGAATTTGTACAGTGTGGTAGGACTTGGAGGCTGCAATGCCACTAATGCCAATCAGTACACTGGACCCTTCAATCTTGGTGTTTACACAGCCTGTTATAACACTGGCGCTGAATTTCTATTCAATAGAATTCTTGAGAGCAGCACGAGTCTGCCAGATCCCATTCTGCCTGCAGACTTTGGACAGCTCTCTTTTCCAGCCGGATGTATAACGGGACTTGATGAACAGTTTGACTCACTGGTCGTCAAGATCTCAGGAGTTGGTGCTAACGCTAGCAATACCGCTATCATCAAGACCTGGGCCTGTGTGGAGTATCAGGTCCTAGCCGGCAACTCTGTGTATGAGTACACGACCTTCTCGCCCTGTGACGAGTTGGCAATTCAGATCTACAAGAAAGTGATCAATGAACTGCCCGTTGGAGTGGCTTTCGTGGATAACGAGAGCTTTTGGAGACGCGTTCTGCAAATCATACGCACGATGTCTGGCGCGCTCTCTGCAGTTCCCGGCCCCTACGGGCTGGCAGCTCAGGGAGTCCACTCCCTGAGTTCCGCTGTAGACGCTCTTACCTTGTAGCCCAACCCTCTATTCAAAAGGGTGCCGCCTCCTCCAGAGGCGGGGTATAAGTATCGGAGGCCATGAGGGTAGCAAGTATTTA